TGTTGAGATGCCGCTCATGGTTGTCGCCATGTCGAGAGCTGCGCTGATTGCGAGCGCAATGGACGCAATGAAGATTGAATTTTTAAGCATCATTGTTTTGTATTATTAAGCTCGGCTAGTTCTTCGGCCTTCACAAGTTCAGCGAAGCGATTCACGGCGCGCTCGTAGTCGCCAAGGCTGGCATCATCTCCGCCGCATCGTTCAAGCGCGGCATCGTATTCAGCGACGGCATCCGCAAGCGCACGCCTCGCGGCTTGTAGTGGCGTCGGTTTCGTTGGTTCGATGTTGAATAGTGTGTCTGTCGTCATGGTGTTTTTGGTTTGTTTTTTCTCTAAAATCTGTTCGCACTCCGCGCAATTCGTTTCTTCCTTTTCGACAAGCTCTCGCCCGCAATTCTCGCAGCACGCGGCGGCGATTGTCTCGGAAAAGTCGCGGTCAAGTGCGCGGTCGGCGTGGTATTCGTAGCGGAGTTGTGCGGTCATTTGGTTTCTAGTTCTTTGACTTTCCTTTCAAGTGCTTCAAGTCTCACAAAAACCGATGCGCGGCGTTCAAGTTCAATCAGGTCGCAAATCAGGCGCGATGCGGACGAATCGCGTTTCTTCGCCTCGGCGTGAGTCCACGCGAGCAAATCGGCTGGCATTGATACGGAGGTTTTGGTCATTGCGCTGGTTTTTCTCTAAATGACTCCCATTCGCAAGGGATGATTCCGCCGTGTTCATTCAGCCGTGAGATAATCGAAGGGCTTGTGGACTTGGAAAACTCGCTTGCGGATTGGTTGCTGATTAAAAGCGTGTCCTTTTTCGCGGCGTAGCGTGCGTCCAATATGTCTGACAATATGCGGTCTTTGTGTCTGCTATCGTCGGCCACTTCGTGGAGTTCGTCTATGATGAGCAAATCGAGGCCGTGCGTTAAAAACTCCCGATACATTTCAAGCCGCTCCATGTCGGTTGTGCCAAAGTCGCCGTAGAACGCCTTGAGCTTGGCGACTATCGTTGTGAGTTTGGTGTAGTGAAACCATGAGCACTTCGCTGTGCCAAGTTCAGCCCATAGTCGGTCAATCACAAGCTGACTCGCAACGTATGTTTTACCCGTGCCTCGCGGCCCCACTAGTGCGACGATTGCGCCCTTTCCTTTTAATGCGTTTGTCAGCTTGGCAAGCGTCCGCTTTTGCATCACGCACCGCGCATCTTTACCGTCGCAAAGACCGTCAATTTGATAGCGAAGCTCAAAACCGTAACGTGAAAGCAGCGGACAGATTCGTGTCTTAAACTCATATCCGCGCATTATCTCCTCGCCCTTTGGTTCAATCGTTGCCAACAGCTTTTCAACAGCTTCGACAATTCCAAGCTCGCCCGTGTGTATTGGTTCAATCATAATTCTTTAGCTTTCAGTGTTGAATCTTGCGCCCATCCTTTCGGCGCTACTTTTGCAAACTCTCGCGCCTTATCTAGTTCTCCGCGCCAGTTGTTCAGAAATGTTTCCAATGCTCGGCGGTGAAAGCCGTTGTCGCCCTTCGCCCTTTCGCTGGCGTAGTATCTTTCCACAATCTCTAGATCCGCGTCGGCTATCATTCCGCACGCTTTGAACGCTTTAATTTCCGGAACACTCCACGGCGTCGTCAGCCTGCGATTAAACAGCGTTGCGATGCGTTGCGCTGTGCGAGTTGTCGGCACGTTCTTCTCGATTTGTAGCGGCAATTCCGTCTCGGCAATCGCGGCTTCAAACTCGGCAAAAGCAGAGCGCAACTTTTCCAGCGCGGCGTGCATCTTTTTCATTTGCGGACAAGCGGCAAGGATTCGTCCGCTAAGGCTTGTTTCCACCGCTCGACTTCCTTCGCGGCAATCGTTATTTCGCTGAACTGCGCCGTGCCAGCGTTCAGTCTGGCGAGGCGGGTCATTGCGAGGCCAAGCATCATCTTGGCGTGGCTCTCGCGTCTTGGTGTTTTGGTTTTCATTGGTTTGTAAAAAGGTCGCGCAAGAAACGGCAATCACCGTCTCTTCTTTAAAGTGAACTTTACCACCATCATTCCTCCGCAAGACTCTTTTCAAAAGTTGCGAAGTCCTTAAAGCGGACACTCTAAAGGTGCGTATGCACAGCGCGGTTTAGTTAAGGTTTTTGGCAGCATCCATCGCAACCGTGAATCCATTTCGCGCTATCGGCTGGATAAGGCTGGTCGGGGTCGGGGTGTCCGACTCCGTGCGGGCAGATGCGCTCTGTAACGCCGATGTCCTCGCGGTAGTTTTGCGGCCAATCTTTCATGTGATGGTTGCTCACGCGATGCACGCAGCAAGGATTTGGAAAGCAAGCGCGTGAGTCGTGCGTTTTGTAGATTCGGGTGGAGCCTAGTGGTTGCCAAGCGTTCATGGATATTGGATTGTTATTTGCGTGTGCTCTTCTTCGCCTTTCGCGGCTTTGCGTTGGCTCGTTTCGACTTTGCACAGTTCTGGCGAGTCGTCTGGTATGAGGCCAGCGTATCGGCAGCAATCCAAAACATATTTTTCGCACAGCCCGTCCTCGTCTGCCAGTCTTTTGCGGACGCTTTCAACGCGGACAAGAAAACGTCCATCTGTTCGTCTTTGAACTTCTTTCGCTTCCAATGGTGCATCGCTAGGATTGCGTTCCACAGCGGCAAGCGGCAAGGTATCCTCAGCGTGAGGCTTCCCGTAGTCTTGTGCGTTTGCGGCGATAATGGATTTGCTGGCATTTGGAAAAAGGCGGCGGATTGTGTGCGGGTTCATACTGCGCGCCAAACAGTTGCTTGCTTGCCGCTTGCATTCGTTCGTGTGTCTCCCGTATCGGCTATCTTACCAAGCGCAAGCAATTCAGTCAGGCGAGGGCGGATTGACAAAAGCGACCTGCCAATTTCCGCCGCGCACTCATCAGCCGTCAAGTCTTGATGAAACAGAACGTCTAGCACCCTTTGCCGCAACGTAGGCGCTTTCACCTTCATCGAATCAGCCGCCGCCTTTGATGTTCCGCCGCGCTTGTAGCCGGGCGCGCTAGGGTATCGCGCAAAGTCTAGTTCGGGATGGTTCATTTGGTTTTCTTGTTTGTCGGCTGTTGAATTGTGCTGAAATCTACTTTCGCCATTCCGCGCCGTCTCAGGAAGTCGTCACAAGCGATATTTACAGAAGCCGATCCGCCTCCTCGTTCTTCACGGGTTAGGCGAGGATGCCCACCTAGTCCCGGCTCAATATATTCGTGTCCGTTGCGTTTCATTTGACTTTAATTTTGCGTTCCCAATGTTGATTGCCCTTATTTCCAAAAATAGCATCGAGGAAATAATTATCAGTCTTTTTGCGCTTGCGTCCCGCCGTGCGGTGAGACGCTGCGCTGCCTGTGGTTCTCTCTTGGCGCGGCTTGGCTGGTTTTATGATGCTCATATCAGCCTTTCTGCGAGTTGCATTTCTACGGCGAGGTCGTCGGCGTTGTATTGCAGCGCGGCCCTTTGGTCGCTCGCCCAAAGTGCGCCAAAGTCTGCACCGCTTCCGCTCTTGGACGGCAATCCAAGTTCACGCAGAACGGTTGCCAGCGATACGCGAGTGCCAAATTGCGCGCCACTCCCCGCCAGCCATACCTCTTGCAAGCAAACGATGTTTTCGCTCCACGGATAGCGTGGTTTGAAGGCGTTAAAGATTCGAGTCGGCACTTTTACGCCAAGAAGCCAAGCGCGTTGAACGAGGAATGGCAAATCAAAGCCTTTGATGAAGAAACCGCTGACAATCACGCCCTTGTCAAATGCGGCGAGAATATTGACAAATGCCGCCTCAATTATTTGCGGTTCTGTCATTTCTCCAACGTGATACTGCTTTACGCCTTCGCCTTGACGGAAGCCGACGATTGCCAGCGTTCCCGTAGTGGCGTGTAGCGCACCAAAGCGCACCTCTTCGTTGCCGTGTTCCGCTTCCGCTTCCGCAATCTTTGCGCGGATTTTGTCAGGGTCTTTAAGCACGCCGAGTTTAACCTTGTTCGGGTCAAATGGCGGCAGCTTGGCGCGAATTTCCGCCTCCGGCATTGCCAGTGTTTCCACATCTAAAATCAAAATGTTGCTCATTGGTTTAATTGGTAGAAGTCCCGCCGCCGAGGGCTACGCACGGCGGGAATTTTTAGACTAGAACGGGATTTGGTCGTCGCTTAAATCCGGCTCGGTTGATTTTGCAGCTTTTGCAACTCGATGTTGCGCTTGCTCATCGGGCGGCATTGTTGCGTTGCCAATAATCGGCCCGCGAACTCCAGCATCTCGATTTTCTTTGCTCACTTGTTGCACGGCGTAATGCGTGTCGCCGTATTGCCCAACGCCATCTTTGTTTGGCCAGATTGCAACGTCAAGATACGTGCCTTTCGCGCCTTTGTATAGGTGCGTCTTGTCAATTTTGCTTACGTCAATTTTCAGTGTGATAGGTCTTGGCATGGTTTTATTTGGTTGATGGTGTGATTGAAACTAGTTCTAGGGAATCTTGAGTGCGTCCCGGCTTCGTGGTGATGTTCACCTTATCGCCGTTGTCTTTCGCGTCTATTGCTTGGCTGGCAATAGTTTCGCTAAAAGTGCCGCACTTTTTGCCGCCCGCTTCAATAAAATAGGCTTTCCACTTTTTTCCGTTCGTCTCGCCCTCGCGTTCCGTGACGCTGGTAATCGTTACCGATGCGGAGAGGGTTAATACGTCAGCGGCTGGCGCGGGCGTTACCTTGGCCTTCGTGGGCTTACTGGCAGCGTTTCCGTCATCGTCCTCTGGCGCGATGCCGCAAGCGGCACAAAGCGAGTAGCGGCGGGCGTAGGTGAGCGCAGAGCCGTAGCCTTGCGGGTCGTTCTTTTGTGCCGGGACGTGCAACACCCCGCCACTCAGTGATTCGCCGCTCTCGTGGACGAACAGCGTTTCAATTATGACGCCGGATTCGCACGGTTGTGGGCGTTGGATGAGGGCGATGCCGTTTGCGTTCAATCCGTCAATGACGGCTTCGATGCACGCATCCAGAGAGCAGTATTTGCTTTTGTAGTGCGGGTTTATTGAAGTTTTAAGAGCAGGGCCAAAAGCCCTTTGCGCCCTTACTAATGCCGCACTAATTAGTGAATTTAAAGTGCTTGTTTCCTGTTGTTTTGTATTTTCCATATATTACTTTTCTGATGTTTTCTCTATAAAGATTTAGCTCTCTTGCCGCGCTTGTTATTGAATCATACCGCTTTCCATCGGTAGTGCATAAAACCGCCTTGCCTCTCTTGTGGATGCTCCTTGGCTCTATTCCGCACTCCTTTAGCCTGCTCCATACCGTAGTGTGTGAAACACCGAATTTTTTACCTATAGCAACCGTGGATAGTCCTTTTTTGATATACAAATCGGAAAGATGGTCATCTTGGCAAAAGGATTTATACGACTTGCTATCAATTCCTCTTGGCCCCTTTTTCCCTGTTAAGGACTTGCTGATTTTGTCGCCCCACCATCTTTTTGCAACCCTAACCCCGTCGCCCCCGTCTGAGAAATTGGCCGCGCATTGCCCAATGCCCCTGTAAAAACGAATGGTTTCAATTTCTTTACTAAAAGCATCATCTTCTGACTCAAATTCTGCAATTATTTCGGCCTTGTATCCATGCTTTCTTGTTATCCTTTTCCAGAATAACGACCTATTGCCAGTTGCGTAAAGCCGATTGCCGGTTCCTTTTCCGACATAAAACACGCCATGCTTTTTGTTAGAATGAGAATAAACGTAAAACATAATCCCGATAATGGCGGCATGAATCCACATTGTCAATTAAAATAGGAGTTTATTCAGCTGGAGGTGTAAAAGGTTTCGGCTCATCATCGGGGCGAAGTAGTTCCGCCTTGTCAAAGCACGCTTTCATTGATGCGCGCCCTAATTTAAAGCCTAAAACGAAGTCGTCGTAGTTCATCTTGCTTGATAGGTCGGGATGGAAGGCGTTCCAGACTTCATCGGCTGCGATTGCGTGAGGGTCGTTCATAGCGAGAAAAGCACTGCGATTGAGATAGAGATTACCGCGATGCAAAAGCAAAACGCGAGAAAGTGGAT